AAAACACGGACGCCGTGTTACATGCTGACAAGGGAGATCAAACAATGAGCGTACAGAATGAAATGCGAAGAGTTAAACTGACAAATCTGATGCACAAGGCCCGTACACTGCGGATGGAAATTGGCACATTGACCCGGACGATCAGCGTTAACCTGGACACGTCCCTGACTCCGCCGGAGAACCTGCCGGTCGCAACCATTGACAGCCAGTGGGATGAATTAAAGGCGAAGTGGATGGAACTGAATATCGCCGTCAGGGATACACAGCGGCTGGAAGAAGAACTAAGGTAGAACAAGGGGTTGCAACCCCTTGTTCTCAAAGGATGGCAACCCCTTGTTCTCAAAGGATTGAGAATGGCTGAGAAAGGCGCAAAAACACAATTAGAGCCGGTGGCCCGGCAGATGTTCATCGACGGCAAATCACTGACCGCCATTGAAAACGAACTCGGCGTATCCCGGCAGACACTCTCCGCGTGGAAAGGCCAGACGAAAAAGCCGAGTGACGATCTGGACGAATGGGATAAGGCACGCGCCCGCAAAGCCAACTTCGGCCTGCGCATGGAAGCGCTCCTGGAGCGCGAATTGACCTTCGCGGAAGAGCGCCAGCCCGGCGCGATAGACGGAAGCTCCCTGGATAATCTCAGCAAACTCGGCGCCCTGGTTGTCAAGTTCCGGGCACAGGAAGGCAATGGCGCAGGCTACGACAAGGCAAAAGTTTTTCTCGAAAATATACAATGGATCGTTGCCTGGCTTAAAGACAACGATCCTGAAGGGTTAAAAATTCTGGCGGCAGATTTCGACGCCATGACGATGGCTTTCAAAGCCAGTTTGATGACATCCACTGACAAGGGACAATAATGCCGGTACTAATGCGTAAAAAACAAAATCTATCCGAAGCGCAATTTGACGATTACGTTGTCGCGCTGCGTAAGAAGATCGCCGAGAGTGTCTCTCCTTTTGAAAATGACACGCCAGAAAAGAAGCGCGACAGGATAGCCCGCTGCGCTGATCCACTCACATTCATGCAAACCTACATGCCGCATTATTTTCCTTCCGCGCCTGCCGACTGTCACGCCGAATGGTGCGAGATTGCCGACACGCCCGGCCTTAATCTGATTGGTGCGCCGCGCGATCACGCCAAGACCACTGTGGTTACTTTCGGCCTGCGTGTTTACCGGATCGCCCGGAAACTGCGCAAGTACATCATGCTGGGTTCCAATATTCATGATCAGGCAAAACGCTTCAGCGTGTCGATCAAGGTTGAGCTGGAAGATAATCCCCGATTACGCCACGATTATGGCGAGGCTATTGCTAAAACAAGAACCTGGTCTGACGACCTGTTTGTCACGAAAGGCGGCACGATGGTCGAAGCTCTGGGCAGAGGCGATCAGTGGCGCGGCAAGAAGTTCGGCCCTTACCGGCCCGACGATATCGGCCTGGACGATCTGGAAGATAATGCCACGGTCAAAAGCCCGGCGGTCACCCGCGCCATTGTCGAATTCATTCAGGGAGAAGTCCTGGGCTGCATAGAGGGCGATTGCTCAGCCACGATGGTCGGCAACGTCTTCCACGCCAAGAGCGCCATTTCGCAATTGATCGCCGCCGAGAATGAAGACACCGGCGAGAAACTGTACAACTCTAAAGTTTACGACGCAGTGGTTGACGAAGAAAAACAAATTACCTTATGGCCTGCCCGTTGGCCCTGGGATAAACTGATGCGCCGCAAGTCACTGGTCACTACCCGTATATTCAACAAAGAGTACCGCAATAAATCAACGGAAGAGGACAGCCCTTTTCCGCAGGAGACGGTCAGCTATTTTGAGCGCGTTGAACTTCTCCGCGTGCCGTTGCTCTATGCCACCGGCGTCGATCCGGCCAGTACCGCTGGCAGCAGCAGCGATTACCGCAGCGTGGTTACCTGGGGACTGGAACGGGTGAAAATGGAATTCTTCTGTATGCATGCCTGGATCAAGCGCCGCTCAATCGGCGAGTTCTTTGCCGCCGCTTACGCTCAGCATGATGATTACCCGGGGCCGGTCATTGTGGAAGAAAACATGCTGAAGGATTTTCTGCATGAAGCCATCCAGAATTATGCCAAACAAGTGGGCCGTTATTTGCCCTGGCAACCAATCCATCATTCCACAAGCAAGATCGACTCGCGCATTATCGGCACCTGCGAATATTTGTGGGAACACAAGAAAATGCATTTTGAGAAGCGGCACAGCGATCAAAAGATATTGGAAGAGCAGTTTATATACATCATGAATCCAACCGTGCATGACGACGGCCCGGATGCTTCCGAGATGGCCATCAGTAATTTGCAGCACGGTAATGGAATGATCGAATTTCAGTCGACCGGTACCCGGCGTGTTACATCCGGGGCATCCATGAACTCTTTTTTGGGGGTCAGAGGGTAAAAATGAATCAAGGCAAAAATGCCCCACAATCAATTCAGCCGGTTTTTGCTCCCAATGGGCAGGGAGTTTCATTGACACTTGTTTATAAACAAGCGTCGAGCGAAACAGGGGCGAAATTATCATGATACTCGACGCATTTGGCCGCGAAATTAAAAAATCAGCGGTTATGACCGACGAAGTGGCCACCATCCGGAAGGATATTGACACCTTTTCCGGCTGGCTTTTAAGGCTGGAAAACCCTGACCCCGTTTTACGAAGCGAGGCGGCGGGCAAGGGGCTAAAACTTTATGATGAGATTGACCGCGACGCCCATGCCGGATCGGTACTGCAACAGCGTATTATGGCCGTTGTCGGCAAAGAGTGGGAAATCACGCCAGCCAAATCGGCCAGAAGCAAAGGACGCCCGGCATCCACCAGCCAGGAGCAGGTTGTCGCCGATTACGTTGCCGATGTTCTGATGAACTGCAACTTCGACCAGGCACGGCAGGAACTTCTTAAGGCGATTCTTTACGGTTTCTATAACGCGGAAATCATATGGAAGGTCGCCAACGGCCATATTGCCATCAGCAAGCTGATCGGCAAACATCCGCGCCGTTTCATGTTCACGCCTGAGAGAGAACTGCGCCTGCTCACGTTGCAGAATATGATCGATGGCGAAATATTACCGGAGCGCAAATTCATTACGTTCACCTACGGCGACAGCGATAATCCCTACGGCCGGGGCCTCGGCCAGCGCCTTTGGTGGCCGGTATGGTTTAAAAAGAACGGCATTAAATTTTGGATGGTTTTCCTCGAAAAATTCGGGATGCCCACGGTCGTCGGTAAATATCCTCCCGGCACGCTGTCGGATAAGCAAACCAAACTGATGGACGCAATCGAGGCGATTCAGACGGATACCGGCATTATCATGCCCGATAATCAGGCCATTGAATTTTTAGAAGCGTCCCGCGCCGGGGATGTCACGCATGAGCAACTTTGCGAGTACATGGATAAACAGATCTCCAAAGCCGTGCTGGGGCAGACCGCCAGTACCGAAGGGACGCCCGGAAAACTCGGCAACGAGCAGAATCAGGAAAATGTCCGCCAGGAAATCATTGAGGCCGACGCCGATCTGCTCGACGGTTGCCTTAATGAGAACCTGATCAAGTGGATCGTTGATTACAACTTCCCGAATGTGACGGCCTATCCGAAAATCATAACCTACGCCGCCGCCAAACCGGATTTGACCGGACGCAGCGCTATCGACAAGTCGCTGGTGGTTGATATCGGCCTGCCGGTCGCCGTTGATTATTTCTATGAAACCTACGGCATTCCGGCGCCACAGGAAGGCGAAATACTGGTTATACCAGCCAAGCCATCCGCGTTTGGTCTTCCCGGACAAAACAATCTTCCGCAATTCGCAGAAAGCACAGAAAAGAACACGCCGGACATCATTGCCGAAATGGTCAGTAAAGAGTCACTTCCCCTTACCGACGCGTTTGTTGATGATTTAAAACATCTGGTGGCCACGGCGGCAAGCATGGAAGACCTGAAAGGCCGCATTATCGATCTTTATAGCAAACTAGACCCGGCCCAACTCGGTGCCGTTATTGCCAGGGGAATGCTCCTGGCCGAAGCCGCCGGACGTTATGATGTGCGTATGGAGCGTTGATGGAACCGACAAAAAATAAGATCGAGGTTTCTGAACCCTCACTGGATACAGTTTTTAAACTGCCCTTGGCCGAACAGGAAGCGTTCTTTAAAAACAAATTGAATATCCCGACTGCGCGATGGGACGATCTGTGGAAGGCCCAGCACTCAAAAGGGTTTATGGTTGCAGGCGCGTACAAGGCCGAACTTTTAGCCGGTTTCCGTGATGCCGTGGAAAAAGCCATCGCCGACGGAACAACGCTGGAAGATTTCCGGAAGGATTTCGATGCCATCGTGGAGAAAAGCGGCTGGAGCTATAACGGGACCCGGAACTGGCGCAGCGCGCTGATCTACTCCACCAACATCAGCACATCCTATGCCGCAGGACGCTGGGCGCAGCTCACAGACCCGGAACAATTACAGGTTCTGCCGTATTTGACCTATAAACACGGTGACAGCGTTGTACCGCGACCGGCGCATTTGGCCTGGGACGGAATAACCCTTCCGGCGGATGATCCCTGGTGGCAGACACACTACGCGCCCAACGGCTGGGGCTGCACCTGCCGGGTTTATGGATCAACGCGCAGCGAATACGTTAAAGCGCGGGAAAAGGGACTGGGCGAAGCGCCGCCATCGCCAATCGACGAAAAAACAGGCGAGCCCGTCGGCATCGATAAAGGCTGGGGCTACAACGTCGGCGAAGCGGCGGCAACACAGACGCACAAAATATTAGAAGGCGTGATCTCCAGGCTGCCTAAGGATATCGCTAGAAAATTGCAGGAAGAGATGAAGGGATTAAATGCCTGAAATCAGCATGAAAGTATATGGCGCCGAAGCCGTCACAAAAAGACTCGGAGAAGTAGCGTCCCGGATGTCGAATCGGCGGCCTGTCTTAAAGGCCATCGGCGACCGGATCGCCGAACAGACCAAACGCCGCTTTGAAGCAGGCGGTCCGGCTCCGTCCGGTGGTCCCTGGGCGCCGTTAAAACCGGCGACGCTGAAACGAAAAAAGCGCGACAAGATATTGACTGAATCCGGCCAGCTAAAGAGCAGCATCCGGTATCAAATGATCGGCAATAACACCGTGGAAATCGGCACAAATAAAATATATGCCGCCGTTCATCAGCTGGGCTTTAAGAAAATGAAGATTCCCGCCCGCCCGTATCTGGGCTTGAGCGAGAAAAACAGTGACGAAATTGTCGGCATCATCAACGAATACGTAATGGGCTCGCGGTAGGACGCGGGGCTGTAGAACAAGGGGTTGCAACCCCTTGTTCAAAGGAGGATTTAAAAATGAATTTTAAAGGCTTTGACGATTATATTCCGATCTTCAGGGGCGGAAAACAAACCGACAGTAACGGCGTTGTCCATGACGGCGATGCCCTGATTGACAAGGCTATCGCTAAATTCAATGCCGCCGTTCATGAGCCGCCCGCGTGTATCGGACATCCGAAAGACGATGCGCCCGCTTACGGCTGGGTGAAGGGACTAAAAAAAGTCGCCGATAAAACAGGCAATTTGCTGCTGGCCAGGTTCGGCCAGGTCGAACCTGCTTTCAGCGCAATGGTGCAAGAAGGCAGAATCAAAAAACGCTCTGCCGCGTTTTATCCGGACGGCACGCTGCGTCATGTGGCGTTCCTGGGCGCGATGCCGCCCGCAGTCAAGGGCCTGCCGGATGTGGCTTTCGCCGAAGGCGATGCGGCCAGCTTTGAGTATTCCGAATCGTTTGCCTGGGATTCCATCGCTGATGTTTTCCGGCGTCTCCGGGAATGGATTATCGAAACGAAAGATCAGGACACGGCAGACCGGATCATTCCGGACTGGAAAATAGATGATTTAAGATCGGCGGCCAACCCGCCTGCCGATGAACCGCAACTAACAAAGTACAACGCAAAGGAGGATAAGAAAAATATGTTATTCAAAGAAAAAATGAAAGCGTTTTTAGGTTCCATCGGTTTCGATGTCAGCAAGATTCCCGATGAGGCGATTCCGGGAGAGGCTCCGGCATCAACGGGCA